TCCAACCCTGCCTACCCCAACCTGTTTGGTTAAATGCATCTATAGTTCCAAGACCCATAGACATTGCATTACCTGTAGCCATTGCATCAGGACCAGCATCAGCTGTTCCTTCGGCTGCAGTTAATGCAATACCTGATGGAAATACTTTTGTTTGAATGTCAATGGTAGTAGAACCAAGAGCAGTTGTAATAAGTTGATTATTATTTGTAGATGGACCAGTGGATACATCAATAGATGCTACAACACTTCCTAAAGTGGCTGTAACCGCATCACCTGTTGCAATAAACGTGCCTGCAATACCCCAAGCTTGTTCATTCCAACCAAGTCTACCCCAACCATTGTTTATTTCACCAACAGTTGTTTCGTCACCTAAAGATGCAGTTAGAGCAATACCCGTTACTGTAAAAGTAGGGTCTGCTAAATCATTCCATTGGTTCTGACCCCAAAAGCCGGCACTCCAAGTTCCTGATCCACTCATAGGAGGTTACCTCCTAC